AGCTACGAACTACAACTATTAAAACATGGCTTGACTGGTTTCCAGAAAACGAATGGGGAAGATTCACTTGGTCAGTCCCTTACACCCATAACATCAAAAAAGGTGAAATAGAACTTGAGGTCATCTTCTTAGCATTAGATAGGCCCGAAGATGTGAAGAAGCTTCTATCTTTAGAACTAACAGGGATATGGATTAATGAAGCAAGAGAAATACCAAAGTCTATTATTGATGCTTGTACTATGCGTGTTGGTCGTTATCCTTCAATGCGTGATGGTGGCCCTTCTTGGACAGGTGTAATTGCAGATACGAACGCACCAGAAGAAGATCACTGGTGGCCTATTATGTCTGGCGAAGTGCCAGTTCCAGATCATATTCCAAGAGAACAAGCAAAGATGTTGGTTAAGCCTGACAACTGGCAGTTCTTTACACAACCTCCAGCAATGCTCGAAGTGAAAGATGAAGAGGGTGAAATACAAGATTATAACCAAAATAAAGATGCTGAGAATAAACAGCACATGTTGCAGGGTTATTATCCTAATTTAATAAGGGGTAAAACAAAAAGCTGGATTGATGTCTATGTTATGAATAGATTAGGAGCTATCCAAGATGGAAAGCCGATATACCCAATGTTCGCTGCAGAAGTACACATAGCCAAAGAAGAAGTAGCGGTAGCCGCTGGCGCACCACTATACGTTGGTTTGGACTTTGGGTTGACTCCAGCTGCCACTCTTGGACAAAAAATCAGAGGTCGCTGGCTCGTCCAGTCCGAGATAGTGGCTTTTGATATGGGGATTGTTAGGTTTGCCGAGGTGTTGCGTGAGGAAATTTCCTCCCGATTTTCCCAAGCATCTGAGGTTTACATATATGGCGATCCTGCTGGGGATTTTAGAGCGCAGACGGACGAAAGTACACCTTTTCATATCTTGCGCGGTGCTGGTTTGAGGGCATTCCCAGCCCCTTCAAACTCTGTAGATCTTCGATTGGAAGCTGTCTCTTCCCAGCTAACTAAGATGATTGAGGGCAAACCAGCATTTTTAATTGATAGAAGATGCCAACAGTTAATCAAAGGTTTTGAGGGTGGGTATCAATATAAGCGTATGGAAGTATCTGGTGAGCGATATGCTGATAAACCTGATAAAAATATGTACTCTCACATTCACGATGCCTTACAATATATGATGTTAGGCGCAGGTGAGGGTCGCGCCCTTATGAATAATCAACGACCTGCAAAACCTGTTGTTGCAACCAGAAGCTTTAATGTATTTTCTAAGCAAAAAACTAATTTAAAAAGATCAGGTTTTTGGGGGCGTATGTAATTGTGCGTTGCAAAACTTATTTTTCTCTGCTTTTAGGGAAATAACAAAGGAGAAATATTATGTGCGGAAGACCTAAACGTAATCCAAAAATAGATGAACAGCTTGAAAAACAAGAAAGTACAGCAACAGCTGCCAAAGAACAAGCTAATATTGATTTGATGGAAACTAGAGAAAAACAATTAGAAGCAGAGCGTAAAGCTAAAGCGGATGCTGATGCCTTAAAAAAAGAACAGGAGCAAGCAGCATTAAGACAAGCAGAGCTAGATCGCCAAGCAGCAGCAGAAAAGAAACAATCTGACGCTGTTGCTATGTCTGAAAAAATGGGTGAGCTTACAGCTTCTGGAACTAGATTAGCTGAACAAAGAGGCCCTTCTGCGGCGCAGATTAGAAGGCGTTCCTTAAGAAAAGGTAGAGGTCGAAGAAGTTTACTTTCTGGAAGCGGTGGCGGTGCTGGGTACTTTAGCAGGTTTACATAATGATTAAAGATCCAGTAGCAAAGGAATATCTTAAACGGTATGAGCAAGCAAAAGCAAAGCGTACAAACTTTGTTGATGTCTTCGAAGAATGCTATGAGTTTGCGTTACCGCAGCGCGAATCATTTTTCTATGAAGTGTCTGGTCAAAGAAGAGATGATAAGATCTTTGATGAGACAGCCGTTGTAGGTGTTCAAGAGTTTGCATCAAGGCTTCAGTCTGGGCTTGTTCCAAACTTTGCTCGATGGGCAGACCTTACTGCTGGATCTGAAGTTCCCAAAGATGAGCGCGATGGCGTTAATAATGAGTTAGACGAAGTTACTGAATATGTTTTTGAAGTTCTTCAAAACTCAAACTTTGCACAAGAGGTGCATGAGTCCTTTATGGACTTAGCAGTTGGTACTGGTGTCTTAGTATGCGAAGAAGGCGATGCTATAAATCCTATACGTTTTTCCGCAATACCGTTACCTCATGTCATACTAGACACTGGGCCTGATGATAGAATAGATCATGTATTTCGTGAGCGTAAAAATATACGCTTTGACCAACTTAAAATGCTTTATCCTAATGGCACATTTAATGATGAGTTAATGTCACTGATGAGCAATCAGTCTGACAAAACAACAACAGTTCTTGAAATAGTTTGTCGTGATTACTCAAGAATAAATGAAGATGCTTATATTCATTACGGTATTTGTTTATCAACTAAATCAGTAATTATGCGGCGTAACATGTCAGGCATTGGGTCGAATCCATTTATTTGTTTTCGGTGGTCTAAATGCGCTGGTGAGGTGTATGGCAGAGGCCCATTATTTAATGCGTTAAGTGCAATTAAAACAACTAATCTTACAGTTCAGATGATACTTGAGAATGCTCAAATGGCTATCTCTGGCATCTATCAAATGGAAGATGATGGGGTAATTAATCCTGATACAATTAATTTAGTCCCTGGAACAATAATTCCTAAAGCTATGGGTTCAGCTGGTTTGCAGCCAATACAAGCCGCTGGTAGATTTGATATAGCACAGCTTGTTCTTGGTGACATGCGTAGTAATATAAAACGTGCTTTATATAATGATATGCTTGGCGATCCTAATCGAACGCCAGCATCTGCAACAGAAATTGCAGAGCGTATGGCAGATCTATCAAGGCGCATTGGGGCAGCATTTGGAAGATTGCAAGTTGAGTTAGTGCAGCCTGTTTTACAAAGAGTTGTTTATATTCTTAAAAAACAAGGTCGTCTTGAAGTTCCAACTATTAATGGTAGAGAGGTTAAAATTAGATCTGTATCTCCATTGGCACAAGCGCAAGCTAATCAAGACATAAGTGCAGTTACACGCTTCTTAGAAGTGCAGCAAAATGCTTTTGGCCCTGAGTCAATGCAGCTATTAATTAACTCAGAAGAAACCTCAACATACCTTGCTAAGAAGTTTGGTGTGCCAGATACATTAGTTCGAGATGCAAAAGAACGTGAACAAATAGTTGCATTAATGCAGCAAATGCAGCAAAGTCAGGCTCAGGAACCACAACCAACGGAGTGATTTGTGAGCCAAAAAATAAATGTGGGGATAGATGGTATTCAACGCCCACAAAATAAAGATGAAGAAATTAGCCAAAATATTGCTAGTTTGTTTACTACTGCAACAGGGAATGCAGTATTAAAATATCTTAGGTCAGTTACTATTGAAATGGTAAATGGTCCAAATGTTACAACAGAAGAATTACGTCATATGGAGGGCCAGCGATATATTGTTGGTCTTATCGAAAATCGTATTTTACATGCACATAAGGTAAAAAATAATGGAACAAGAAGCACAAGTAAGTGAAGCAACAGAAGCACCAGTAGAAGAATCTACAGAGTCAACAGAAGCTAGTGATCGACCAGAATGGCTTCCAGAAAAATTTAGCGACCCAGCTGATTTAGGAAAAGCATATAAAGCTTTAGAATCAAAACTAGGCGAAAAAGAAGATGATATACGCACTCGTCTTATGGATGAGCTAAATGAGCAAGCATCTGAAGGTGTACCGCCATCAGCAGGTGAGTATGAATTACCTGATTTTATTGACCCAGAAGAAGCTGGTGATAGTGAACTTTTGCAGAAATGGGCAGATCATTGTCATGAAAATGGATACACTCATAGTGAGTTTCATAAGGGCATTGAGATGTATATGGATGGTCTTGGCCCAGAGCAAGATATGGAAGCTGAAGCTGCACAGCTTGGTGACAATGCTGAAGCTCGAATAGAAGCTGCATCTTTATTTGCTAATAAGTTTTTCCCCGAAGAGGCAATGCCAGCCATTGAGCGTATGTGTGAAGGTGCTGATGGCATTATTGCTTTGGAAGCTATGATGTCTCAAATGCAAGATCCTGTTATTGGAGAGCAGGGTGTTGTTTCTGCAAACTTGACTGAAGCAGAATTAACAGAGATGATGAGAGATGAGCGTTATAGTGGTTTTAACAAAGATGCTAACTACGTTAAGATGATTAATGAGGGATGGCAAAAGCTATATGGAAGAGCTTAAAATTATGACAAGAGGGGCGTATTATCTTACGCCCTTCTATGAAGAACATGTATATGAGTTTATACACGTTATTCATCCAGAAAATATTCGGGAGCTTATAGAGTTAGGCCATACAAATATAATGGATGCGCTTATGGAGATTGTAGAAAAGGCTGAAGTTTATTTAGTTAGAGATGGTGAGGGGGAAATAGTATTTGTTGGTGGGGTTTATATTGATGAAGAACATCCTCAAATGTTTGCATTGTTTTCTACTAAGTTAAAAAATAATTTTAAAGTTCTTGCTAGAGGTTCAAAAATGCTAGTTTCTTTCTTTGACAAGACATACGGCATGATGACAATGACAATAAATGCTAGATATGAGGCCATGTTAAACTGGGCAGCATGGCTAGGTTTTGAGCCTGTTGGGACTTCTGAGTGGAAAAAACAACAATATATTGAATTTGTGCGTTGCAATTCTGGTAAAAATTATGTTTCACATGAAGCATCAAGGCCCGTAATGCACTGAGAAGCCCATTTGGATACCTTCGTTGAGGATGTAAAGCGGATACCCAAGATGCAAACAAAACTTAACTTAGGAACTGTAAAATGGCTAATACAATAGACCAAGCCTTTATTAAACAGTTTGAGACCGATGTGCATCTTGCATACCAGCGCATGGGTTCAAAACTGCGTAATACCATTCGTTCTACGAATGTGACAGGCAACACAGCAAGATTCCAGAAAATAGGTACTGGAACTGCTTCAACTAAATCACGCAACGGTAATGTCACACCAATGGAACTTGCACATACTAATGTGGAAGTAACAATGGCTGACTTTTATGCAGCGGAATATATCGACAAACTTGACGAGTTGAAAACAAACATCAACGAGCGCCAAGCTATTGCCGAGAGTGCTGCTGCTGCTTTGGGTCGTAAGACAGATGAGCTTATCACAACAGCTATGGATGCTGGTGCAAACTCAACTGCACTTCACGATACATCATCTGCCGTTGAAAAAGCAGACTTACTATCAGCTTTTGAAACATTTGGAACAGCAAGTATTCCAGAAGATGGGCAACGCTATATTGCTATGTCTCCTGCTGGATTTGCAGATTTATTTAATATAAATGAATTTGCTTCAAGTGATTTTGTTGAACCACAAAACTTACCGTTTGCTGGCGGTATGACAATGAAAGAGTTCTTGGGCTTCAAGATCTTTTCAACATCAGCTGTAGCTGGTGGTAAAAACTTTGTTTACCACATGAGAGCAGTTGGATTGGGTGTGAACTCTGATGTTCAGACCGAAGTAAACTATGTAGCAGAAAAAGTATCGCACCTAGCGACATCAATGATGTCAATGGGTTCTGTTG